GGTGAGTACTCACCTAAAACTTGTGGGGCGGACTGCGCTTCGAGGATTGGTTTAGTTTGTAATCCGAATGTTTGCAGTATGCGACCCATGTTTACATATTAGCACACTTTGTCTAATATTTGACAATTTAGGGGTTTCGTGTCTAGGTGATGATTTGAGGCTTTGGAGCAGGAAGCATCAACTTGCTAACAACCATCGCCAAGCCAATAGGTGCTGAAATGTCTCCAGCCGATTTTCTCTTGATAATGCGCCATGCAGAGTCATTGACCTTAGCTGCGCAGTTATTCATCTGCTGGATCAATTCTGCCTGTCCATTGTGAACCACGCGATGATTGACCAAGCCTTCTAATAAGTCACCACAGGCTTTGTAGAACTGCTGACCAGAGACATCCTCTGTCATTACACCAGCCTGAGAAAGTCTGTCTGCAATCGTCTGTGTAGCGTATTTGTCAAAGCAGACTAATCGCGGTTTGTAGATGTCGCACCACGCTTTAATGCTGGCTGCCATCTTTAACTCATCGATTGCCATTTGTGAGCTGTAGGTCTCTAGGATTCCAATTCCAATTCGACCATCTGGCAATAACTGACCTGCAACTAGCGATCCGTTGCGCCTTGACGGGCTAACATCGAATGCAAAAACTGTATAAGCGCCCACAGCCATTTCAAGTGTGTTATCCGATGTTTCTTCCAAGACTCCATGCGGCCAGGGTGATTGCAACGAGTCAATCCATTGGCATAGCGTTTCTGTACGAGTCTGCTCGATTGGGTTTGTCGCTATTGCTTCTTCAATCGATTCTTTTGTGATTATGTAACCAAGTGCAGGATTGCTGGGTGCAACAGCGCTTTTCCAGAAGTAATCGCTAGTAATGTCAATCTTGCAATACTGCGGTGCGCTGTATTCATAATAACCAAAGGTTTCAGGCGGATAATCCTTAGCGCGTTCGACTAAGCCATTAAGGACAGAACTAAAGTGATCACCAGCGTTGCTAGTTAAGAATGTTTGTGCATTGGCTCTGGCTCTAGTTACTGGCACAGCTGCTTTGTAGCCATCTTCTGAGATTTCTCGTATTTCATCGATCCATAAGAAGTCTGCTGTTCTTCCGCGTGGTGATGATGAGTTATCTGAGATGACATCGAGTGTTGCACCATTGAGCAGCTCTATTCTTTCACCACCGTTGGCGTAACGGATTGCTTTTGTCATTGCTTTAAGTTCCGGCGTTGATTCTATGATCCATGCAATCTCTCGAAAGAGCATCAAGGATGTTGCTCGGTTAGCAGACATGATAATTAGCTTCTTTTCATCGCCATAGAACATGCCCCAGATAATGCGTACTCTGCCTAAGTGGGATTTACCATTCTGACGAGCAATAAGTAACAGACAAGTCTTGCGACGATATTTATTGTTCTTATCCACGCTCATCATATCTTTAAGCACCCATTCCTGATATGGCATGAGCTTGTCCATCTTTAGACGATCAACCATGTCAAGGATTTCTTTATAGCGAGATTTGCCTTTAAGAAGTGGGCTGTGAACCCTCGGCTCAGTTGCCCCTCGTAGGGGTTGGACTCTTTTGGGTTTATCTGTCATTGAACTGGATTGGGTCGAATCTTAAAAGGACTATCTTGCATCGGTTCGGACTGCATCGGGGATATACGGGCAGAAAAGACAGGGGGGGTAGCCGTCTGTGCTAAAAAAACGCCCTCATCCTTCGATGATTTACGCAAATTACAATCACGGCACAACACTTGTAAGTTATCCATATCATGAGTGCCACCGTTCTTACGGCTAATGATGTGATCGACTTGCAAGTTCTCATCATTGCCACAGTACCTGCATTGCCTACCATCACGAGCGAACACACGCTCTTTGTGATTACGATACTTACGGCTATTTAATTTATCTAGTGCCAATTCTTTTTCTTCCAATGATTGAGAGCTGCACACGTATTAGGTTGCATACCTTCTGATGTCCTAGTGTAGCCATATCGATGGCCTATGTAACGTAAGCCCCAATCAATCTGCTCTAATGGATTAGCAGTTCTTAACCACTCACTCTTACCTTGAGGTATCCCATACACCCTATGTGTACCTTCTAAATTACCTACTGCTTTCCAATTCCATGCTGATTCTTTTCCGTACAATACAGCTACACATTTGTACAATTTAACTGTTAATTGTCCTTTAGCATATTGCTTAGATGTTATGCGTTTATTAGGATCGTTTGTCGCACTTGCAGCTGAAACCATGTTGAAGCATAGAGCTGCCCCTAACACGATTGCTACCGAGCGAGCTATGCCCTTAGGGGCTCGCTCTGAGCACCTGATGTGCTCTAGCTCTCTGAGTGTACTGGTCATGTCAAGACCTCATTTCATACTAAATCGGGACATATTAGGACATAATGATTATGTGAGTTACATCACATAGATTGTTCTAAAGCTATACAGATTTCCTCTCCAAGTGAATAAGGAATCATCGATCTTTGAACTTTACTTAATCTTGTGTTTCCAGTGTTACTTCCTCTAGGTGAGCTTTCATGGCATTTTGCACCCGGTCTGCATATTGGGCGTGGTGTCCAATTAGGCACTTCACCCCACAAGTCTGTTGGCTTCATTCTGAAATCACCGTAGGCACAATAAGTAACAGTTCTTCTTGTAAGTGTTTCCATAAATGGCTGCTTGCGTAGCATCCCTCTAGGATTCTCAATTACATAACCTAGCTTTGGCTTAATCTCATCAATAAGCATGATGGCTTTTTCAACCAATGCAATGCCAAGATAGACTCGATCATCTTTCGGAGTTAATATGCCATCTACATAATGCCAATAGATAGGGCAGCTAGCCACACTAAAGGTTGTGCACGGTGGACTAGCCCAAATGAAGTCCGGATGCCCATACTTGGCAATTAGTTCAGCCGCATCTAATTCAAGAATATCAACATTCTCAGTAGCTGATTGTTTAGGGTTTAGCTCGAAGCTAATAACTGTGTGTCCTCTATCTTCAAAGGCTTTCGTGCTTGAACCTGTGCCTGCAAAGAAGTCAAAGATAATCAATTCTTGTCCTTACCCCAGCCAGTACCCTTAAACACTAAGCCAGGTACTGAATAGATGCGATTAGCTTGTGCGCCACAATCTGTGCATCGAACTAAGTCATGATCCATAGACAATTCAAGCTCCATTTGAGTATTACAAATAGGGCAACGATATTCATACATTGGCATTAGTCGCTTCTTTCTCACAGGTTTTGCACTCCATTTTCTCAATGATCCAACCACCACATTTGTTGCATCTGATGGGATTTAACTCTAAAGGAATCTTGTCATAACCTGCTCTTAGCAGTAGCTCCACCAAAGCGTGTAACGGTAATAGTGCCGCATACTCAGACACTAATGTCCCTTGACCATTACAGCGAAGAACAACTACCCCAAGTTTCCCACTCTTAGTTGTTCTCGCCTTGCTTTGGCGAAGCCATGCTAGCGGTGCGAATTTGGCTACACCCTTAACTTCCACATCAAAGGGAAGATTAACGATGTCACCAGACGGATCAGCACCTCTTCCAACCGTAGCGTATTGCCACCACTCCCTCAAGTAGTCAGCGACAAGGCGTTCGGTTGCTAAGCCTCTATTCCTGCGGTGATTCGTCATCAATCTCTTTCGATGTCTTTAGTGCAATGTGGCTAACTGCATGACATCTTAGACAGGTAACAAATACCTGGTCATTAGCCTCTGGAGTAATAGCCACAGGTTCATTGCAAAGATCGCAATAGATAACAATATCCTGCGGCTCTTCGAGCTGTCCGCCCATGATGGTTGCTGTGCCATCATCAAAGATTACCATTTCGCCCATAGTTATGCCCTTGCCTTCTGTGGTCGCCAATTACCTTCCGGACTTATCTCATACCAAATAACATCTTCGCCTTTAGGGCATCGATTCATTTCACCAGTAGCTGCTGCCATGCACTTGAAATGACCCCAAGGCTTATTAGCCTTTGTCATACCATGCGCCCAGTGCATTTCACCGTGTGGACATCGAGGAACATCCTTGTCGGTTGTGCCGCCTATAATGTCCTTTACAACAGCGACTGCCTCAGCTGATGTCGTAGGTGCTGCGACTGTTTTAATAGTCCAGGGATCGGCTTCATTTACGACAGGGATATATTCTTTCGGTTTGTCTGCGAACTTTGTTCTTGCGACCTTAACCATTTCCTCTTTACTTGGTCGCTTACCCTTGCTTGCATAACCAGCATTCGCAAGCGCTCTGCCGATTGCGCTAGTCTCGCAGTTTTCCAATGCGCTAGTTGCATTAACGCCTCGACTGCTAATCGTCTCCTCAGCGAGTCCGCTGGAGAACGGCGTGCTATCAGCGAAAGTACGATAAATCCATGCTTTAACAATGTATCTGTCATTTTGGAAACTCACTAACTCTGTTTCTACTCGGAAATCTGGATAGTCCTTGATGAACTTCTCCAGTCTTACTTCTACTGTTTCGTAATCTTCTAGGTTAAACATAAAGTTCATCGCCCTCTGTTTGTAGTTGTACTGCTATTGCCAAATAGGCTATTGCATCAATGTAAGAATCTGTGTGGCTTGGCGATTCTGTGATTCTGGCGAGTTTGACCTCGACCATTGCAAGAGCAGCTTGTGCGTCTGTGATTGGGTAATCAAGTAGACAGGATAACCTCGCAGCGATGCGACCTTGGTTAATTTTCGGATGACCGTAGACCTTGCCACGATCTTGCATGATGTCGATTGCATTGATAAGTGCCTCAGTTGCTTTCATCGACCAACCTGCTCGTAATACTTTCGGACGGCTTTGCGACCATCTACCAACCCTTGATCGTAACCAACCTCTTGACCTAAACGGAATGAAAAGTAAGCAGCTAATCCAACACCTGCCACTATCAGAATCGTTAATGAGTTAATTATCATTTAGCCCTTTCTTGCCCCGTACTTCGGGAACAGGAAGAGTGTTGCACAGCTAGTGGGATTTATTCAGTAGATTTTGATAACGAAATGGTAACAATTCTGAGTCATCCATCTGGTCGTCAATGTCACGAATTACATCGTTACCGAGCGCGCCCGTATCTCTTACCTGACACAACGAAAGTACCATCTTTCTCTAGGTTAATGATGCTGACCTGCACATTTGTGCCTATTTCCTCAATAACGATGAACGCCTGTTGCCAGTTCATTGTGCCTTTAGTGTAATGAGCCTGTCGGACATCCATGAGATGCCCACCTTCCCAGCCTCTCAGGATACGCCCTATTTTGCCCCCAGAAGCCTCTGTAAAGGCTGATTGACCTGCTCTG